TCGCGCACCTGGTGCAGCGCTTCCAACGTTTCGCGCTGCAGCTCGATCATCGTGCGATCCTTCTCCTCGATCCGCTGCTCCGCGCGCATGTAAAGGCGCAACATCAAGGCGATGAACGACAAGCACACCAGCACGATGATCGGGCTGCTTTCGATCAGCCTTTCCATCAGTGTGATGCTATCGTGGTTCATTGGTCGCCTGCCTTGCGAATCCGCCTCTCATCGCAAAGATCGCGCGGATACAACGTGTCAAGCGCGCCGCTGGACCGGCGGCCTATCGCGATAGCAGGCATGGTCGCCTCCGTTGCGATTTGTGCGGGATTGCGCGCCTTGCCCTAAACGCATGCACCACGGGCAGGGTTTGACCGCGCCATCGGCACGGCAGGCACGCTTGGTGTGCTCGGTCGTCCCGCGCGACCGCCCGGAAGGCCCGTGGCAATCAGATACGCCGACAGAACGCTCTCCACGCCACGCCGATTGCATCGCGCTGAGCGTGCTGAACGACAAGCGTGTCGGTTCCGATATTGAAGGTGTCGTCGGCTGCGAGGCTTGGAACGTCGTCCACCGCAACAGTAAGCACGTCGGTCGCTTGGATCACCGCAGTGTCGAAGACGCCTGCGACCTGATCCGGTGACGAGCGGACCACGCGCACGGCAGCAGGTGGTCCGACACCACCCGCGCGCCATGTTGCGTCGGTTGCGATATGCGGATCGGCGAGGATGTCGCCGAGAGCCGCAGCAAAGAGGCTCATCTATCAGTTCGAAGAGAAGAGCCGCACCGCGAGCCGAGGCCGCTTGTTGACTGGCAGGATCGACGCTTCGGTTTTCACCTCAATCACCGAGCCATCAGGACGCGCAAGCTGACGCGCGTAGATCGGCAGCCCGACCGTGTTGACTGTCTCGATCAGGTTTGCCGGTGCACCGTAGGTCACGAAGGTTTCGATCGTGCCGAGCGGGAACGCAATGCCTTCGTTCGCCGGGATCAGCTTCTCAGTCGCGCCCGTCGCAAGCGTCACGGTCGCGTTGTATTCCTCGAACATAATACCGGCAAACGGGAACCGCTGGCGCGTGTCGTCACGCAGCGGCTGCGCGCCGGTGGACGCATAGTACTTGTAAGCCTCTTCGACCTTCGGATGGCTGATCAGTTTGTCAAAAAACTCCGGGCTGACCAGCGCGTGCACGCTAGTCATGCTCTCGCCCTTCAACTCCTCCTCAATCCTACGCAACACCTCGCGCACCTTCGCTTGCACGTTGGTGGTCGGTGTGCCGAGGACAAAATCCACGCTGATCTGCGTAAGGCCAAACTCAGTGAAGTAGTTGTAAAGCGTGGTTCCGGCACCGTCCTTCACCACGCCTCGGAGCGCGTTGACCTCCATGTACTCGCGCGTCTGCGCGTGCTTGACGCGCATGCGTGTGAGTTTCCGCTCCATGACGGTGGCAAGCGGATCGGCTGCGTCGGCGACACCAAAGCCGCGCACGCCTTGGATATCCTGCGGCGTGATCACGTCATCATGCGGAATCCAAGGCACGACAAACGAGCGCATGGACCGCGTGTCACGGTTAGCGACCGTAGCCGGACCACCGAGCTGGACAGACGGAAGCAGGTTCAGCACGCCTTCCATCTGCTCAATGACGATGGTGCGCTGTGTGATGCCTTCAAAACGAAACAGGCCAATCTGCCCAAGACGCGTGTAAACGTTGGGCAGGATGTTGATGGCCTGCGTCATCTCGGCAAGCGAGTAACCGCCGGCATCGAAGGGATTGACTATTACGGGCATGTTTTGACTCCTTTAGCGCGAGGGGTTGGTTGATGACAGCGCTTAGGCGGTGTCACGCGGAACGATACCGGCGTAGACAAGCTGGCTGTATTTGGCGTTTCGCTTCGCCGCGTCGTTTACCGACGCATCAAACACCAGCTGGTCCTTGGAAACGATGGCCGGACCGCGTGCGACCACCACGCCCTTTGCCTGGCCGGCAGTTGCGTCAACCGCCTCAACCAGCACGGCTACAGCCACCTCAGCGCCTTCATCGCCAGTCACGACAGCGTGGGGTGACAGACGATAGACACCCGACGCTGTGATCCTGCCGAGCACGGAACCCGCCGCGTAGTTCGTACCCGCCTTGAGCGTCACGACCTCGCGGTTATAGCTCCCGTTGAGCTCGTACTTGAGCAGATCGCCAAGCGTACGATTCTGAGTCAGAACAGGCATTGCAGTTGCTCCTTGTCAGTGCTGTGCAGCGGCCGCCGCACGCTCTCGCGCACGCCGGACGATCGGGCTCTCCGACGAATTGTCGGATGCCGGATTGGGCTTGGCGGTCACGATCGCGCTTGCTTCAGCGCGTGCGGCCAAAGCGTCGAGGACAGAACGGCGCAGCGCGTGGGCAGTGATGCCGCGCCGAATAGCGTCGACTGCATCCACCGCAACACCGAGACGGTTGGCTTGTGCGGCCACCTCGGCGATCTCTGCGGCGGCTGCGCGTGCCGCCTCGTCTGGCGCTTCTGGCGCAGGCTCGGGCGGTGCAGTTGCGGGCGCCTCCTGCGACGGCTCCACCTGCTCAAACTCCGTCTCCGGAACGTTGTCCGGCTCGACCGGATGGGTCATCTTCATTCTCCTACCATTGGTTTGGGTTGCGGCACTGCGCCGTCGCGGCGGCGACGCAAAGGTGGCAGTCATGTCGGAGAGCGCAGTCTCAACGGTGCCCACACGATCGGCCAGTCCGATAGAGATACCTGCGCGGCCGCGATAGATCGCCGCATCAGTTGCGCGCACTGTCTCTGGCGTCAGGTTGCGGTTGCGCGCGACCACGTCGACCAACTCGCTGTAGAGCGCATCGACGTCCGCCTGGATCGCCGCGCGCGCTGGGCTGGACAACGGCTGGTGCGGATTGCCGTCAAGCTTATGCGCGCCCGCATGAATGAAGGTCCAGGACAGCCCGGCCTTCGCGTCGGCGCCGCTTTGGTCGAGATGCGCAGCAACAATGCCGATCGAGCCGATCTCGCCAGTCCTGGTAACGTAGATGCGATCTGCTGCACTGGCGATGGCGTAGGCTGCCGAAGTCGCGCTGTCGCTAGCGACCGCCCACAACGGCTTGCCTGCGGCGCGACGCGCTGACACCAAACGATCGACCAGGTCAAACATGCCTGCGACTTCGCCGCCTGGGGAGTCGATCTCCATCACCACGCCGCGCACCGACGGATCGGCCAGTGCGTTCTCGATCGTGTCGATGACCTCGCCGTAGACTGACGCGCCGAACAGTTCAGTCAGCCAATCGCCGCGCGCGACCAGTGGTCCCAGCACCGGCACCACCGCGATGCCAGCATCAGTGACGGCATAGTTGCGCGCGCGCTTGGGCTTACTGGTCTGCGCTGCAGGTTCAACGTGACCAGCCGCAAGCATTGCTTCGAGCGCGCGCGGCGCGATCGCCATCGGTTGGCTGGTGAACCGAATAAGCGCTGTTTGCAAAGACGTCATGTTGCCTCGTCATCAGCGGTTGGAGCCGCAGGCTGCGACTCGTTGGCGTCGTTGTCGGCATCTATGTTCTGGGCGCCTGGCGTGGACCCGAATACCAATCCAAGCCTTCGCTCGCGCGCGCGGTCGGCAGCGATCTCGGCGTCCACTTGTTCGGCGTCGTAGCCGCGCTCGGCAAGCGCCTGCGTGCGGCTTTTCAGACCAGCAATGATCTGTTCGATCTCGGCGCGCGCGTCCTTCAGCGGATCGACCCAATCCCAGCGCGGCGGCAGCCAGGCGCACGCAAGCCATTCACGACGGCGCTCTTCGTAGTCGGGAAGATCCAGCGCGCCTGCCATCACAGCGGTGTCCATCCAGCGCACCCAGACCTGTCGGCAGAGCTGCCAGACCATGACCGCGTGCTGATAGGCCTCGACGCGCCGGCGGAACTCGAGGAGCGCGAGCCGCGAGTTCGAGTAGTTCGCTTTCAGCATGTCGTTCGACAGATACGCATACGGAATGCCGAGCGCCGCCGAGACTTGCAGCAGCGTGCGATACTGGAACGGCTCGTAGGTCTGGCCGACATCCGCAGGTGCCGAAGTTTGAATCTCCTCGCCCGGCTCCAGCATGACAATCTGGCCCGGCTGAAGGTCCAGCTGCCGCTCGCCGGTCGCATCGCTTTCGGCAACGTCAAATGGCTCAGCTGGCGCTGGCGTTGTAATGAACAACGCATGCATCGCCGCGACCTTTTTCCGGTCAAGCTCGGCGTCGTCGTACTGGTCGAGCAGGAAGAGCTTCACAATGCTTGGGGCGAAGCGGGAGATGCCGCGCAGTTGTCCAGCCTCGACCGGATCGATCACGTGGATCACTTCCGAAGCCGGAACACGCACCTTCTCGCCCGCCATTGCAGGATCGGTGGTGTCGCCGGGATGGCGGCGCAGAAAGTGATAGGCGACTCTTCGCCCAATGCGGTCGAATTCGATGCCTTGGCGGATGACGTTGCCGCTCGGCAGCACTTCGTTGTGGTTCAGCGGCAGCATCTCCGACGGCAACATCTGAAGCTGCAGCGGCACGACCAGACCGTCCTCTGGACGACGCGGGCGGAAGCGCACAAACACCTCTCCAGCGATAAACACCTCGCGCGCGACACGACGCTGCTGGCCGTAGAAGTCAGTGAAGCCCTCCGCATCGCTCTCGTCAGTCCAATCCAACCAAAGCCGCTGCACCTGAGCTTTGATCTCACTATCGGCGATCCTGGCGGACGGCGTGATGCCGTTGCCGACCACGTTGCCAGCCCAAGACTCGATCGCGTTCGCCGCATAGCCGTTATTGCGCACGAGCCAGCGGGCGCGCGCGGTGATATCCGCTCCTGCAGCAGCAATGAGCGCGTTGAGGTGGGCACGGGTCGGCTGGAAATGGCGCAGCCGACGGTTGTTTTGCGCAGCCTCAAAGCCGCCGATGAAAGCACCGACACGCCGACGCCAGCGCGAGAGCTTGGATAGCATCAGATCCTAGAGTCCCTTGCTGGCGGTGGTGCGGACGATGCGACGCCTAGCGCCAGCGGACGCATCGGCGATGCGGCGTTCAAGATCCGCGATTGTTGCAGCCATCTCCGCGTCGGAAGCGTAGCTGATACGACGACCGTCGATATCAATCGTGCGCACTCCACGCCAGCGCGCCTCAAGCAGCGCGTCGAGACGCGCCTTCATCTGCTCGATCGTCACGGCATCACCTCAGCGCAGATAAGATGGGGTAAACACGCGCCAACGACGCGGTGCACGGCGTTGAAGCAACCCGGCAGAGGGTAGCACGAGATCGGCCTCCTCCGACTGCTCAAGCGCCGACGCCGACACGTCATCGCGATACTCAGACGCGACAGTACGCTCATCACGCAGCCCCACTTGCGCCTCAAGATCGCGCCACGTCGCCTCGGTCCAGCGATCGGCTCCGGCAATCCAGGCCGCCGCGCGAGCATAGACGCGGCAGTCAAGAACCTCGTTGCGTTCCCTTAGCTTCTGCCACTCGAGCCGGGTGAATCCGCGCTTCGTGCGCACGCTCACCAGCTGCTCGGCGACGAGCTGCTTCACCCATTCCGCTTCCATCCCCCGTGGCAGGTGGACGTAGCCGGGCGGATAGGCGGTCCCCGCGGCGAGCTCCTCGTCCGTCGGTCGGCTCAGTCGCAGAAAGCGGTAAGTCTCGCTCTTGAAGGTGGCCACCGCGATCGTCCATAGCCGTGCACCACGGCGTAGCTTGCGTCCGCCCTCGGTCACATCGACATAGCTCGGGCCGACAACTGGCGCGATGCGATTGAATCCCTCAACTCCCTTCACCAGCACGACCTGCGCATGACCAGCGCGGCGCGCCCAAGCATAAACTTCGGGCGCTTCATAGCCGGTGTCGATGGCAAGCTTCGCCAGACCGAGATTCGGCCCGTTGGCATGCGGCCAGGTGCGACTTAACAGCGTCGTCAACTTGGCCCATGTCTCCGCACGCTCGGGACCGCCATCGATCACCACGTGGTCAACGAACCAGCTTTCGAGGCCTCGGCCCCAGGCCCAGATTGAGACCTCGATGCGGTCGCGCTGCACGTCGGCTCCAGCAGTAAGGAACAACCCACCAGCAGGCACGGTACCAATCGGCCAGTCTTCTCGCCGCTCGTAGAGCCGTTCCCAATCCGGCGCTTCGCCACGATCCTGCCAGGTCTCGCCGAGCGCCGTCATTACCCAGACCTTCAATCGTTCTGGGTGCTGCTTCGCTTCAAGAAAGTCTCGCACCGTCTCTTCCAGCCGACGGAACGGGCTGTAAATCTCATTCAGGTGAAACCCAGCTGTGCGCCCAGGCTCACCTTCTGCCTTCCACTTTCCACGCGACACTGCCGCGTAACGTTCAGCATCGGTCCATCCAGCGTCGCACGATTCGCAGTGATAACGCGCAGTCTCTGGCTTGCCATCTACCCACTTCACCTGCGGCCACCGCAACACCTGCTCGTGGCCACAGTGCGGGCACGGCACCCAATACCGGCGCCGATCACTGGCCAGATACGCCGCCTCGATCCGTGACGATCCAGCAAATGTCGGCGTACTGCTCAACACGATCTTCCGGTTCCATACCGTCGCTGTGCGCTTCTCCGCCAGCGTAACCGGATCGCCCTCCTCACCCGCACTCGCCGGATATCGATCCACCTCATCCATCACGACAATGCGGATCGTCTTCTGCGCCAACCCGCTGGGCACATTCGCGCCGACCGCGTGCAAACGCCCACCAGGAAACTGGCGATGCAACCGCCGATGCTTCGCCGAACGCGACTTACGATCGCCAATAATCGCTCGCAACACAGGTGTGTCGCGGATCATCGGATCGAACTCGTCGTCCGCCCACTCCTCCGCGCGCTCAACCGTCGGCCAAACCACCAAGATCGGCGCCGGATCAAGATGAATGTGATACCCGATCAAGTTGTTTAGCGTTTGCGTCTTCCCAACCCGCGCGCACGTCATCAACACAACGCGTTCAATCCGCGGATCAGTCATCGCATCCATGATGCCGCGCAAATATTCCGCGCGCGACGTATTCCACCGCCCAGGTTCAGCGCTGCTTTCCGGCGACAACCGACGATATTCGTCAGCCCATTCCGACAGAGACAACCTAGGCGGCGGCGCCAGCCTCCTCGCCAGCCTCGTCCACATCCTCATTGCGGCGGACGAGTCGGCGCGCCCTCTCCTTGATCGCATCAATAACTTCACACTCTGCAAGATCGTTCAACGCGTCATGCACTGCTTTCGTTAGCAGCTCACGCGTTTGCACTGGATCCGTCGTCAGCGCGAGTCGCGGAGCACACGCCGCCGGGATAGCAAGAACCTTCTGGCGCACCGCATCGAACGCTGCGCCCACTTGCTCCTCGATCACCTCCGCCGCGATCAAATCCGCACTAAGCTGATCGACCAGCAACTGCAGCCGATCACCACGAAGCTTGATCTCGCGCGCCTTCACCGCATCAAGGCTGAGCGCGTCCGCCACAACCGCACGCCCACCAGCAGCCTGCGCAGCCGCCAGCGCCTTCACACCAGCCTGCACGACCGCGCGCAGATCAATCAGACCCTCCGGCGTCACCGGCAACCGCCCATCCGATCTGCGTCCAGTTATGACGCGCTCGGACACGCCCAGCAGCTTAGCAAGCTGCCCCGACGTGCAAGCCCTAGGTATGTCTGGAGACGCTACTCTTGGCATGGTTTTTGCCTAGCCGCATGTCGCGACAAGCCCGCCCGCATAGGTTGTGGCCCAGGAAGGAACCGCGCCCTTGCCCCTAGGATCGCCATAGAGCGCGGTCTGGCCCTAGCCGCTAGGGTGGTAGCGGCCAGTCGTCGAAGGCCAACCAGCGGGCTTCCTAGGGGCTTAGGGAGGCATGTCTAGCGCCGGAGCAGCGTCTGGAGCGATGCCTGCTGAGTTGCCTGCGCGCCTGGCCGCTAGGTCTCTTCGGCGAGATAAGCGGCCCCTGCTACCTTAGCGCGCAGTTCGGCACGCTAGTCGCGCGCTAGCGAATTCGGAGTCCAGTGTCAAGATTTTTCGACACGGCGGGCGCCTTGGTGCCCGTCCAGCCCGTAGTGCCGGGCCAGGACGCCGAGCGCGGCGACTAGGACGCCCTGGGCACGGGCATGGGTCATCGGGCGGCCGTTCCAGCCGCACCTGAAGGCCCATTCGCGAATCGAGGTCTCGCAGCCGATCACGTGCCAGACGCACGACCCTGCCGGGCTGTCCTGGCCGCCTAGTGCGGCCAGGGCCTGCGCGACGCGGTGGCGAGCGGCCTCGACGCGCTCGGTGAGACTGTCGCCGGTGCTGGGGGGCAGGCGCAGCAGCGGTTGCGCGCGGAGCGGATCGAGAGCGGCGACGCGGAATGCGGCGTGGAACTGGTCAGCGGCTGCGGCCATGGCGTCGGTGATCGAGCCCGATCGCAGCATGACATCCACCAGCGACAGTGCTCGGCGGACGGTGACGTGTCGTCCGGTGTGTGGGTCGCGTATGCGGCGCCAAACACTTAGCGGCCGTTTTTGAGACGCCTGCGTGTCTGGCTGTTGCTGGGTCTTCGGCTTGGAAGCGGCCTTTTTCCTAGGCATGTGCCGGATTTTCATTTATTTTCAAGATGTCACACTTGTCACATTGCGACACCGCATCGTGTGACACCTAACCCATTGATTAGGCGGGGTTGTCACACTGTCACACATGTCACAGTATATAGATATATATATGCGTGCGCGTGCGTGCGCGTACGCGTGTGCGTGCGTACGCGCGTACGCGTGTGCGTGTGTGTATATGTGTTGGAACGCGTGACAAGCGTGACAAGCGTGACAACCTTGATTTTTCAATGGGTTAGGTGTCACGCTCCAACCGGCCGAGTGTGACATTTTTGACCAAAACTGTTTTTGATCAGTCACTTACGTGTCACGTCCGGCGTGATGGTCGACCGTGACACGGGGCCGGTTCGCGCCACGTTAGCAGAATTTCTCGGCTGGCAACACAATTGCGCGTGATGTGAATGCCCCGAACCTAGGTGCGCCGACTGGATGCCGTGCTGCTCCAGGCACACGGAGCAGAGCGTCGCACCAGGCTGATTCCCACGGCGTTCCTGCGAATCCACGTCGGATGGCTTCGGATTGCTTTGCTACTGCAACGTATTCGCGGCCGTTGATTGTTTCGACTTTCGCGCCTGCGCGTAGGAAGGCTTTGCGCATCTCGTCCCGTGTTAGATTCGCGTCGGTCGATGAGCCAGTCAGCACCGAAACTATCTCGCCGAAGCTGACCGGTTCGAGGCGGCCGCTGTTGATGCTCGCAACCCGAATCTCGATCTGTGCCAGGTGTGCGAGCGCACGCGACCAATCAGGCTCGGTTGTGTGACGCTCGGCAGTCGTGCGCACCCACTCGCGCTCGGCGACAATCTCGTCTGCCTCGTCGACAGATACAAGCCGCGATGATCGCAGAGACCACGCGCCGGCAAGAACTGCACCAAGTGTATCGCCTAGACGACGTGATCCGTAGTGTCGTGCAATTGCGGCTGCGAACGTTTCCGCGTTCGCGCGCAGAGTCGGTAGCAATTTCAGCGTGCGCGCGAGCAAGCGTGCGGAGAAGTCCTGAGTGATCACGTCGGTGACCAGCGCTTTCAGCTCGGCGAAGCTCTGGTTGCGCGCGTCCTGATCAGACGGTGGTGAGATCGACAGGACGATGGTTCGACTTTCGTCAGCGGCTTGCGCCAGCCCGACGTTGATGGAGCTGAATGCGAAGCACGAGCGGATGCTGTATCGCTTGACGCCGCCGGTTTGTGTGCCCTTCAAAATGGCCGCGCCGGTTTCGCTGGATGCTTGCCGAGCAAGGTCTAATATTTGCTGAAGTCTGTCGCGGTCGCGTGTGTTTTGTGTTTCGGCTTCATCGAATACTATGGGCCGTGCATCAAGCCCAAGCTCTCCGCGCAGGCCAGCCTCGGTTGTCTTCGACTGCACGTGAAGCGCGATTGCGCCGAGTGTCGGCTTGACGATGTTATCAAGCACCCAGGTCTTGCCGGCGCCGTGTTCGCTGGTAATCCAGATGTGTGGCCGCCATGCGAGCGCGCCGCAGACTGGTGCGATCACCAGCCAACCTGCAAGCAGTCGCCCCATTGCATCGGGGTGTTCCCATGACACATGACAGCAGACGTCGATTAGGCGCGCTGCCTCTCGATTGGTCAGCGGTTCACCCAATCGCAATGCTAAAGGCCGCGCGCGCTCGTAGATGTGCGCGCTTGAGAACGCGGCCACGTCGTATTCAGTGTCGTCAACGAGCAGACGGTCGCCGAGATGCAGGACGACACGGTCCTGATCAAGCCATGCGCCGCGTCCGCGAACGCGCGCTGGATCGAATACGCCAGCGCGGTGGCATGACTGAATCAGATCGTTAGCAACGGCGCGCGTGGCGACGCCATCGCGCGATGGGTAAAACGTCTGCCACCAACTCAACGGCGCGAGCTGCAGCAAGCATCCCATGCGATCGAGGTCGCGCGGGCCAAGCTCGACGACCTGCTGCGCGCTGGCAGGCAGAAAGAAATACCTTCCGCGATCGTATCCTAGAGCGCGGAACGGCGCGTCGGCTGGCTGTAGCGGCTGGTGCGCGTCGTCTGGAGATGGCGGCGGCACGTCGGGCAATGGATCGTCGGCCGGTGGATGTTCCTGAGGCGCGTCTCGCCGCACCGTGTGGTCGCGGACGTGCGCCAGCACGCGGTCGCCAGTCCATCCCTCGCGCTCAGCGTCTGCCAGGTCCCAACCCTCGGCCACGCCATCAGGCGGCGTGACAATGCCGACCTTGAGCGCGCCTAGCTTTATTAGATGGCCAGCAATCCAGTCGGCAGCGGCGAGGCCTGGTTCATCCGCGTCTGGCCAGATTGCCACCGTGCGGCCTGCCAGGGGTGACCAGTCGACGTGCTTGACCGCCTGCGCACCGCCTGGCCAGGCGATCACGATAACGCGGTCGCCGATGAGGCGCCGTGCCGCGTCACACTTAGGCTCACCCTCGACGATCAGCACCGGCGCGTCCGGTCGCGCGGCGAGCAGGTCGACGCCATAGAGCGGGCGAGGCTTCGGCAACGATTGCCAGCGCCAGTCGGCGCGCGTGCCGTCTGTGCAGTAGGTGAGCGGCAGTATCTGCTTGCGCTTGCCTGGCGGCTCGTAGCGGTGGATCACGCAAAGAAGGCGGCCCGTGGCGTCTCGATACTCTGCTATGTGCGATGGTTCGCCGAGCTTGTAGTGCCGTGTCGGCGGTTGTGGAGCGTCATTGGGCACAGGCACGATCGCGCGCCATGACGCGACGTTGTGCTTGTGACCGTTGACCGTCGCGATGCCAAGTTCGGCGGCGATCGCGCGCGCAGCGTCGATCTGCGACGTGTTGTCGAGCCAAGCGCGCAGCGATATCAGGTTGCCTCCGCGTTCGTTTGTAGCGAAGTCTGCCCACACGCCAGTTTGCGTGTTGATCTTGAACGACCCCGGTCGATGGTCAGCCCGCTTAGGGTTGCGCACCACGTATTCTGAGCCAATGCATCGGCCGCCTGGCAGCCAGTGATGAAGCAAGCTGTCGGCTGCGTTTAAGGCGGCGCGTGCGATTGCGTCGAAGTCGACGTCGTGCGCCATGACGATCTCCCGGTTAGTGTTTGTTGCGGATTGCGTTCAGCCGTTCGACGAGCAGATCGAGAGCGCACTTTGCGGCGTAGTCCGGCTTGCCGTGTTGTTCGAGCGCGGCTTCGATGCACGTTGCCAACGCCGCTGTCAGCGCAATTAGGGCGTCGGCAGCGGTTGCTTCGCGCAACTCGATCTCGATCAGGATCGCCT